GGAATACCTAACTCAAGTGAAGACGTTAAACAAGCTCATGCTGCTGCTATTGAATCATATATTGAAATGTTTATAGGTTATAACAATGAACAATATGGTACGATGTATTTTCAAAAAACTTTAGAAGACTGGGCTTCGTTTGATATTAACAATAGAACAAAGCACGACGCCTCTATTAGCTCTGGTTTAGCTATAATGGCGTGTAATAAAAATAAATATAGACCTGTGGCTGAGGTTATTAAAGAAAAAATTAATTTAAATTTTTCAAAATACGACAACCAAGGTAATGAATCAAAAATAATTAATAGATGATTGACACTAATGTTACTAACAGTGCGTTTCCAAGTCAGGTGGTACCTGAGGCAGAAAAGAAAACTTTAGAATATGGACTTGCGGTTGGGCAAGCTATTGAATATGAATGGTTTAGAGGAGGTAGATTAAACAGTGGAAAATGGAATCAAGGATATACAAATTTTAATAGATTACGTTTGTATGCTAGAGGGGAACAACCTGTTCAAAAATATAAAGATGAATTATCTATTAATGGTGATTTGTCTTATTTAAATTTAGACTGGAAGCCAGTACCCATTATACCTAAATTTTTAAATATAGTAGTAAATGGTATAGCTTCTAAAGAGTATGAAATAAATGCATACGCTCAAGATCCTTTTTCACAACAACAAAGAACTGATTATGCTGAAGGATTGATGCAAGATATGTTGGTTAAAGATCAAGCTTTAAAACTACAAGAAGCTACAGGTATGAATTTTTTACTTAATAAAGAAAATGAAATACCAGAAAGTGATGAAGAATTAGAAATACATATGCAGCTTAATTATAAGCAAAGTATGGAAATAGCTCAAGAAGAAGTTATTGACAACGTTTTAGCATTTAACAAATATCAATTAACTAAAAAAAGACTGGTTGAAGATATAGTTACAATAGGTATTGGTGCTGTAAAAACTAGTTTTAATAAATCTGAAGGGGTTGTAGTTGATTATGTAGATCCTGCTAATTTAGTTTATTCATATAGTAATGATCCTAATTTTGAAGATTTGTGGTATGTAGGAGAAATAAAATCTTTAACAATACCTGAAATTAAAAAACAATTTCCTCAACTTACCGATAAAGAATTAGAAACTATGGTTAGATACCCTGGTAGACAAGGGTATATAGCAAATCCAAATTATGATAATGATTTAATTCAATTATTATATTTTGAATACAAAACATATGTTGATCAAGTTTTTAAAATAAAAAAGACTGATCAAGGTTTAGAAAAAACATTACAAAAAGAAGATTTTTTTAATCCACCACCTAGCGATAATTTTGATAGAGTTTCAAGAAGTATAGAAGTTTTATATAGTGGTGTAAAAGTAATGGGTGTTCCACAAATGCTTGAATGGAAACTAGCAAAAAATATGACTAGACCTAACAGTGATTTAACTAAAGTAAAAATGAATTATGTTGTTTGTGCGCCTCAAATGTATCAAGGGCGTATTAATTCTTTAGTTGGTCGTATGACAAGTTTTGCTGACATGATACAATTAACATCGTTAAAACTTCAACAAGTAATTGCTAGAATGGTTCCAGACGGTGTATTTGTAGATGTTGATGGTTTAGCTGAAGTTGATTTAGGTAATGGAACAAATTATAATCCACAAGAAGCTTTAAACATGTATTTCCAAACTGGTAGTATAGTTGGTAGAAGCTTAACACAAGATGGTGATCCTAATAGAGGTAAAGTTCCTATTCAGGAATTACAATCATCAAGTGCTAATGGAAAAATACAGTCGTTGATCAACACTTATCAATATTATCTACAAATGATAAGAGACGTAACGGGACTAAATGAAGCACGAGATGGTAGCTTACCAGACAAAGACGCGTTGGTCGGATTGCAAAAAATGGCTGCCAATGCTTCTAATATTGCTACAAAACATATATTAGATGCTAGTTTGTATTTAACACTTAGGGCTTGTGAAAATATATCTTTAAGAATAGCTGATGTTTTAGAGTTTCCATTAACTAACAACGCTTTAAAATCTAGCATAGGTAGATTTAATACTGCCAGTTTAGATGAAACAAAAGATTTACATTTATATGATTTTGGTTTATATTTAAATTTAGAACCTGACGATGAAGAAAAAGCTATGATAGAGCAAAATATTCAAGTAGCTTTGCAACAAAATCAAATATACCTTGAAGATGCTATTGATATTAGAGAAATAAAAAATATATCACTAGCTAATCAAGTTTTAAAATATAGACGAATTAAAAAACAAAAAGAAGATCAAGCTGCTCAAACAGCTCAAATACAAGCTCAAGCTCAAGCTAATGCTAAAGCTGCAGAGTCAGCTGCTATGAGTGAAGTACAAAAAAATGAAGCAATGACTCAGTCCAAGGTTCAAATTGAACAGGCTAAGTCTCAATTTGAAATACAAAGAATGCAAACAGAAGCTCAGTTAAAAACTCAATTAATGGCTGAGCAGTTTCAATATGATTTACAACTAGCACAAATGCAATCAGCAACAATAAGTCAAAAAGAAGCTGATATTGAAGATCGTAAAGATAAAAGAACAAAAATACAAGCTACCCAACAGTCTTCGATGATAAATCAAAGACAAAATAATGGGTTACCACAAGACTTTGAGTCTCAAGGTGAAGTACCTTTAGACTTTTAGTCATTTATTAATTTTTATTATATTATATTATGTCAGAAGAAGTAAAACAAGAAGGCACGTTTAAAATTAAACGTAAGCCAAAACAATTGGTAAAAGACAATGTTATAAAAGTCGATTTATCAAAACCTAAAGAAGAAACAGATGCCATTCAAGTCGGAAAAACAGAGAAGGTGGCTGTGGAAGAACAAACCGGAAATAGCCCTAAAGTGGACAAACAAATACCAGAGTCCAAAGAAGTTTCTGAAGCTAAAGAAGAAAGCTTAATACAAGAAATTGTAGAAGAAGAAGATAAAACTATTGAAGAAAAAGTTGAAGAAGATATAGTTGAATTAGGTGAGAAACTAGAAGAAAAAGTTATTGCTCCTACTCCAGAAGAGTCAAGAGAAATAGCTAAATTACCTGAAAACATAGAAAAAGTCGTAGACTTTATGAAAGAAACAGGTGGAACATTAGAAGATTATGTAAGATTAAATGCAGATTATTCTAATGTAGATAATGATACTTTATTAAGAGAGTATTATAAACAAGCTAAATCCCATTTGGATTCAGAAGAAATTAAATTCATGATTGAAGATAATTTTTCTTTTGATGAAGAAGAGGACGAAGAGCGTGAGGTTCGTAAAAAGAAACTTGCGTATAAAGAAGAGGTTGCAAAAGCCAAAAAGCATTTAGAAGGTTTAAAGAGTAAGTATTACGAGGAAATCAAGTTGAGACCTGGAATTACTCAAGATCAGCAAAAAGCTATGGATTTTTTCAACCGTTACAATGAAGAGCAAAATGTGGCTCAACAACAACATGAGGATTTTAAATCTAATACTAAAAATTATTTTGCTAATGAATTCAAAGGTTTTGATTTCAATATTGGAGAAAAAAAATTTAGATATGGTGTTAAAAATCCTGATGACGTTGCAACTAAACAATCAAATATTACCAATACAATTAAGAAGTTCTTAAATAATGATGGAAGTGTTAAAGATGTTAAAGGTTATCACAAAGCTATGTATGCTGCTGAAAACGCTGATACTATTGCAAAACATTTTTATGAGCAAGGTAAATCCGATGCTACACGAGAATTAATTGCAAAATCTAAAAACATTAAAGAAGACATTAGACCTACGTCTGGTGATGTTTTTGTTGGTGGATTAAAAGTTAAAGCTGTTAGCGGTGTTGATTCTTCAAAACTTAGAATTAAAAAGAGAACATTTAACAATTAAAACAATTTAAAATTATGGGTGCAATTAATCCAGTGTTTGGCGCTTTAACGCCATCACAACAACAACTAGCATTGCAAAGCAATTATTTAGCTTTTAATGCTGGGGCTAATGACTTTGCTCAACAATACCTTCCTGAGGTATATGAAGCAGAAGTTGAAAGATACGGTAATAGAACTTTATCTGGTTTTTTAAGAATGGTTGGTGCTGAAATGCCAATGACGTCTGATCAAGTAATTTGGTCTGAACAAAACAGGTTACACATTTGTTATCAAAACTGTAACTTAACCGCGGCTGGTGCCTTTACAATCACTATCCCGACTAACGCTGCTGTAAATCAAACTGCTGCTAGAAACGCTATATTTCCAAATGATACTATCGTAGTAATGAACCCTGCAACGGGAGTTACTGTTAAAGGTATTGTTGGTGGTACAGCTGTAGCTGCTGGGCCTGGTGTTACAACAGTAACAGCTTATCCTTTCCAAGTTGCTAACTGGAATGCTTTAGGAAATGGAACAAACAGTTTAAAAATGTTTGTTTACGGTTCTATTTTTGCAAAAGGAACAGCTGCTCCTGCTCAAACAGGTGGTGCTATTAAATCAATTGAGCCAAGATTTACTCAATTTTCTAACCAACCAATTATCATAAAAGATTCATTCCAAATTAATGGTTCTGATATGGCTCAAATAGGTTGGGTAGAAGTTTCAACTGAAGATGGTACATCAGGATACTTATGGTATTTAAAGTCTGAATCAGAAACAAGATTACGTTTTGATGACTACTTAGAAATGTCAATGGTTGAAGGTGAACAAGCTATCGCAGGTGATGGTTTTACTGCACAAGCTGCTCTTGGTAATGTACCAGGATTTGTTAACGTAGCCGCGCATGGTTCACAAGGTCTTTTTGCCGCTATTCAAGCAAGAGGTAATGTATTTACAGGATTCTCTGCTGGAACTGGTATCAGTGACTTTGATCAAGTGCTTAAAAATCTTGATACTCAAGGAGCTATTGAAGAAAACATGCTTTTCTTAAACAGATCTCTTGATTTAGATTTTGACGATATGCTAGGGCAAATCTCTGCTGGATTCTCCGGTGGTGTTGCTTACGGTTTATTTGAAAATTCTGAAGATATGGCACTTAATTTAGGTTTCTCTGGTTTTAGAAGAGGTTCTTATGACTTCTATAAAACTAGCTGGAAATATCTAAATGATATGTCAACTAGAGGTGGTGTAGCTGTTAATAACATTGACGGTGTATTAATACCTGCTGGAACTTCAACTGTTTATGACCAACAACTTGGTACAAACATAAGAAGACCATTCTTGCACGTAAGATACAGAGCTTCACAAGGAGACGACAGAAGATACAAAAACTGGATCACAGGATCTGCTGGTGGTGTTTACACTTCTCAGTTAGATGCAATGCAGGTTAACTGGTTATCTGAAAGATGTCTAATTACTCAAGCTGCTAACAATTTCGTATTGTTCCAAAGCTAGAATTACATTAAAGAGTTAGGCGCTTCGGCGCCTAGCCCTTTATTTTTATTAATTATATTATATTATATCATGTCAAAGACAAAAGAAATTAAAACCCCTAAATGGGAGATAAAAGATAGAACATATATCTTATCACAAAATAAATCACCTTTAACTTTTACGTTAGGGTCTAAACATACATCTCGTTATCCA